CCCCAGTAGGGATAGTGTTTAAAGATATCGAATCCGCTCTTTACGGACTCGCACTGTCTTTGTCACATCCCGAAATTTCCACCCCAGAAATGGTGAATATGGCCCATGCCTTCGCATCGAAGGACCGGCCATCAGCACATATGTTCAGAGTGCCCATGCAAATGGACTTCTCTGATCGTGCTGAAATGATGGCAACTAATGCCACCAATTCACTAAACACGTTCGGCGATCGAGTCGAACGTTCCGTTGACGTACTTGCGGATTCTATAACCCGCTCCGTTGACACTTTCACAGATGCCATTTCGTCTTCAACGAATGACATCAAACACCTGTTGGATGTGGTTCAGACCACGTTTGCAGATGCAGCCCCCCACATGATTGATAGAGTTCTTGTTCTTTTGACAGGAATTGTTTCGATTGTGCGTGCCCCCAATTTTGAAGCGAAAATGTTTGCAGGTGCACAACTCCTAGCTGGTCTAGGTGTCGTCTCTGCGGCATTGAACTTTCAACGACTCATGTCCTCACTCGGCGATTTGGTATCTTACCTAACCGCGCCAAACGTCCGAGCCCATGGAGGTGATGAGTTGGAAGAGAGTGTGTGGTACACTTGTATCATGCTTCTTTGCCATACTTTTAGCCTCAAGCCCCCCGAAAACGTCAGGTTGGATCATCATCGAAAAGAGAAGGTGCAAACCTATCTCGGCTCGATGAACACAATGTTAAGTTGTGTCCAAGGGGTTATGAAGATAGCGTCGATGGCTTTCCAAGCCATTTACGCAACCGTTCTTCAAAAACCCCATCCTGACGAATTCAAACCAATCGTTGACCTTCTTGACACGTGGTTGAAAGAGTACCACAGCATGATGGAAAACGTCCAAACATCAAAAATCGGATATGACACGGTCTGGAACCGTAAAATCCGAGATTTGTATTTGGGTGGTGGCAAGTTGAGCGAAATGCTTTTCCGAGCACGAGCTCCTACCACCATAGCCGCACCTTTTGCGGCAGCATATCAAACCTTGCATTTGTTCATGCAGCGCATGAACAATTTCGAGGCGTACCTACGTGAACGACCCGTGCCAGTGACCATTCAAGCTTTTGGCCCTCCAGGCCATGGCAAGACTACACTGTTGCGGATTGTTCTCGCAAAACTCATAGGCCTGATGAAGGCCAATGGGTTTATTGCCCCTACGATTCCACTCCCAGAAGCATTGTATCAGCGGCCGAATTCGGATGGGTTTTGGGATGGCTATTATGGCCAACCCACAATCCTTCTAGATGACGCCAATCAAAATGCTTCTCAGGAAGCGCGTACTAATTTGTGTGAAACTTTCGTGAAGATCGTCAACAGCGTGCGCTATCCTCTTGATATGGCAGCCCTTGATCAAAAAGGGGTTGTCTTCATGATAGCCATGTTTGTCGCGATCTCATCCAACACGGAAGACCTCACGCATTACGCGCAGCTTGCTGACAAAAATGCAGTGCATCGTCGTCGTGACTTTGTAGTGCATGTCAGCAATCCCAACTGGGATAACACAACAGGACACGTCAAAGGCACAAACATCAACGATCTGTCGCAATACAGATTGGAGATGCGCCCTTGGCGTCCAAATCCTCGTGTACCAGTTGGTCATCCCGACGGTCAAGGTGAAATTGTTACAGTCGATGAGCTGGTCTCACGAATGTGGAAATTGTTCCTTGAACGTCAAACTGAAATGTCTGGGCAAATCGATGAGCTAGAGCAGTTTTCTGCTCACGCTACTGAAGATTTGTGGAAACATCAGCAAGGGGTTCTTGAACCCCTTGCTGCCCACATGCCCAGGCCATTTCATGAACGTCGTGTCGTCCACGTTCCTAACCCAAGTGACGATCCCCCCCCCCAACAAACGGTGTGGAACACCTCTTTTGCCACATTGGCAAAAACCTGGTGGTCCAACTCAGCAACTGAGGATGAAGTTCTTGAAACTATCATACCAGAAGTTGAAGTCGGTATCCGTACTGGTACCGCCCATAAATTCAGTACAGCCCCTGGAAGTGGCGTCTCAAAAACGTTTCCTTCCGACACAAGTTGGCATATTGGGGGTGTCGATCGGTCTGGTGGTGTTCAAAGAACCACTGGTCATGTCGAGTCCCAACACGTACATTCATATGAGCAGACCAATTATCATTATCAGTTTGTTCGTGTGTGTTGGTATTCCAAGATCCTACCCCCAAATGATGTGCCATTCATCGGAAGCTATGTGGATGCGACGCTCGCTTTGTGTCTTGAAGGTGTGGTCAACGCTGCTACAGCGTTGTCCTCCCTTTACGATTACTGTCGATCGACCGCACTCCTTGCCTCTTATGCAATGGCCGCCCAACTTGAGGAGCTTGGCATACTGTTTTCTGAAGTCAAAGACTATCTCAACGAGAATCCAGCATTGAAATATATGCTACTCGCTGTGACGTCTATTGCCTTTGTCGCGTTAGCGACCACCATGTTTAACAGTTTTGTCAGGACTCCCCAAGTTCCAACTCCCCTCCCCCCCACTCCAGAGCCAAGTCCAAACCTCACGGCTCAAGTGGTTCATTCCGCTTCTCATGAGGTTCCAAAAGGCGTGAGGACAGTGATTAGAACGACGGAAGCCGCTCGACCAACAGCCCAAAACGCCCCCAAGCTGGATGAAAAGTCTAGCAAACCGGGAATGGTGGCACATTCTCTAAGCGACCCTCAAGTTGCCGACCTACTCGTGTCCAAAGTTAGATCAAATCAGTTCCAAATGGATTTTTCCAGGTATGGGACTGTGTTTAACTACATGAAAGGGGTTGGCATACGTGATAACATCGCCGTGATGCCTTGCCACATTTTCCGCTACATTGAGGGGTTGGATGAGACGCCCGAAAGCATCCTCATTACGATGCATAGGGACGGTTTCGCCACCCAGCAATTCCATTTGTCGGACTTGAAGCTTGTGTTCTTGGGGTCGGATGTCATGGGGGTTTATCTCCCAAAGACTTTGCCGGCCTTCAAGAATATTCACAAGCATTTCGTTCAAGACAAGGACCTCAATGCGGACTTCAGCAATTTGATCGTGTGTGAGTCGTTTCCGAAGCTGAGAAATCAGTATACGCAACGTTTGCACAAAGTTGAAGTTCAATTACAAAAGTCAGTTACCTATGACTTTTACGATCACAACAATTTGCCCCGAGAAGTGAGCTTGGCCCGGTTCATCCGAGCCAACGCAGCCACCACTCCAGGTGACTGTGGGGCGGTCTACATGCTTCAAAATACCAGCGTCCCGCGCAAACTTTGCGCGCTCCATGTCGCTGGTCATAAAGGCATGTGTATCGTCATTGGCAGTATTCTCTCACAGGAGTTTCTTGCCCCACTTTTCAATCAACAACAGCTGTCCACGATTGATGAGGAACCGGCACTTGATGTGACGGGAGCCCTCACTGCGCAGATGGCAATTACTGAAGCTGGCATTTCCGTTGATTCAATGGAAGAGCTAGCTCCCGGCAAGTATGTGCAGCTTGCTCGCGGAACGAAAATCGTTCCCTCAGTTTTGCACAATCATCCTAAACTTCACCCAAGTGTGAAGGGACCTCCACATATGCGCAAGTTTATTAGCCCTCAAGGCGAAGAGATTTGGCCATATCAAAAGGCGGTGAAGCGAGCGACCTCAAAATTGCCCGTAAACCGGCTTGATCTTCTCAGACAAGCGGCGGATCAGATCCACCTCAAGTTTGGGAAACCCCCGGAAGGTGAGCCCCTCACGCTATTTGAAGCAATCAATGGCGTTCCTGGCAAAGAATACATGAAGTCCATTGTCATGACAACTTCGTCCGGTTATGGCCCCCAAGACGTTCCCTACGTTTTGCAAAAGCCTGACGGGAAGAAGAAATTCTTTGTTTTGGAAGCTGATGGGTACCATCCCGTAGCGTCCATTGTTCATGATGTGGAAGCCCTTGAATCCCAAGCTAAGGTTAAGCCGCTCACCGACCAAAAGTTCATCGTCTCTCTCAAAGACGAACTCTTGCCCCATGCGAAGGTGGAAGAGGGGCGTGCCCGTCCAACAGACACGGCAGGCCTTGATTACCTACTTCTCGTTCGAAAATACTTCCTTAAAGCAGTTCAAAGTTTTATGGAAGGACATTCAGACAAGTTTCACGCAGTTGGCATCAATCCCCACAGCCGAGCCGAGTGGAAGACAATTGTCGACCGCATGGACCGGTGGGTGGGAACCAACTTCGTTGATGGTGACTTTTGGAACATGGACGGTTCAATGCATGAGGATTGGCTTAAAGAAGCCACTCGTGAATTTGCCCTCTTTGCTTCAAAGAATGACGGTCACTATCAGACTCGCTACAATATTTTGTGGGCTCTTGTTGAGCACTATCTTGTTTGTGGCGATACATTGCTGCATGCGCTCGGATCACACGTCACTGGTGAACCCTTGACTGCTTTGATCAACTCCATCGTTTGTATCATTTTCTGTGTAGCCTCATGGTTACTAATAACAGAAAAGAAATTCGGTAAGAGCTGGTCAGTTCAATCGTTCTTTGATAATGTTGGACCTGTTGTTTTTGGGGACGATAACGCTCAAGGCGTTAACCCCAACTGCACGTTCTATAATTGTCGTTCGATCGCAGAAGCCGGGAAGGACCTAGGCTTCGTCATCACCACAGCATCCAAAAATGGTGATGAACGGGAGTACATCCCGTTCGAGGAATTAACCTTCTTGAAGAGGAGGTTCGTTCCAGATGGTGATGGTTTTTACTTTGCTCCACTGGCCACTGAATCGCTCACAGAGTGTATTCAATGGGTCAGGCAAGGTCAAGACCAATCCATCATCCTGCCGCAAATCGTCCTCTCCGCGGCGTCCGATTGGTTCCATTATGGTCCCGAACGGTACAAGAAGGAGATGACAGCCTTAAACGAAGCGATGGTTGACGCCGAATTCGAGCCTTGTCTCGTTTCTTGGTCAAACTTTTACGCCTCGTGGATCGGTGGGCGCTATGTTGAATTTGATATCGTTTCCCAACTGGGATTCGGTTCGCAATTCCATTTGCGGCCATCTGGCATGGACGAGAAAGACGTCCAATTAACGGCCCACATGGATGATTCCCCAAAGGAGTCAGACAGTGACAACATGAGAACAGCGCACGAAGACGTGGTGCTTGAGGGTCCTTCAAATGATGCGCCACCCATTGCTCTGGAAGCAGCGGACGCATTTAAGGACACCGGCATCAACGGTATTATCGCGCGTGAGTACTTGATTGTCACCTACACGTGGACCGACACCCTGGGTCGCGCTACCATTGGCGTGTTGCAATTCCCAGAATCTTTGTTTGCTATTGTAAAAGAAGCGAGCAATCTTTCAAATTTTGCACTTTTCACTTGTGAGGGTGTTGAGATTCGCATACAAACCCAGTCTACCGGAATGCACTCTGGTTTGCTCCAAGTTGTCACCCAGTCAAGCACGCCGTCAAGCAGTGTGATCTTCACGGATCAAATTGCCGGCAGCTTTGCCACTCATGCTATTATGGGCTTGAATCTTTGTCCGACTCTCATTGTTCGGATTTTGTACAATAACCCATCACAAGCTATGGCACTGGTGAACAACCCACAGTATGATGTCGGTTCGATGGCCATTCAGGCTATCACCGATCTTCAGGTGACGACAGCCGACGCCAGTCACTCTGTTCCGATACAGGTGTTCGCTCGTTTCATCAAACCACGCGTTTTCGGTCCAACCCTGGACACGTATACGTTCTCCCTCTCATCGGGGGCTCCCCCTAAGAAGAGTTCCAAGTTCCTCAATAAACCAGTCAAGACGCTCCCGAGACTTGAGGCACATGCCCCTTCTAGCAAAGAAGCTGTTCAGAAGTCGGAGAAGGGTTGATTTCTGGTATTGCGGAAACGGTGACTGGCATAAGTTCTGCGCTCTCGGTCGTTCCTGGCCTTGGCGCGATTGC